CTTTACGAAGTACGCCGAGATAAAAATCTTCCTTGGGTAACTAATGTTACTTCTTTTGATGATGCTGTAAAGATCCTTAAGAATAAGGGTGTTATTAGTGAAGCTGAAATTAGTGAGAACTATGAAGTTCATTATAGCAATCAAAATGTAAAAGCTGCAAAAAAATTTAATAACAAACAACAAGCAATCAATTTTGCTCAAGATTTAGTTAAAAAGGGAGCAGAAGAAGTAACCGTATTTAATGCGGTACCTAATTTTCATTCAACAGATGATACAAATGCAGTAATTAAATGGTTTGGGAAAGACGGTACTTCTATGTATAACAAGTCAAAGAACGATCCTAAATTAGGCGCTAAAAAAATGTCTATAGGAGAAACTGGTGTTGATGAAGCTGCAGGTGACGTAGATACTGAAGGTACTTATGATATAACACTCAGAAATGGAGAAGTTGTTAAAAATGTTAAGTTCCTTCAGAACGGTACAAATTGGGAATTAGAAACACCAGAAAGTTATCGACAAGGTGAAATGTCTAATGTTAAATCTTTTGAAAAAAGCAAGTCTGTAAATGAAGAAACTGATCAAGAAAGAGATGCCCGCCGCAAAGAGGGAGATAAAGAGATGGATCAAACTTTATTGACTTTTTTAAAGAATTTAAACGCTAAATCTCCTACAGATCATATTGCTCAAAAGATTAAAGATCAAGAAGCAGAAATGATTAAAAAATATGGTTCTTTAAATGAGGTTGATAATAACATCCCTACAGATCCAGCAGTAGACAGAGTAAATCCTTATTTCTTGAAAAAAGGAGTAGAAATGCTATTGGCTAAAGAAAAAGAACTTACTAACGATTCATATATTAAAGCTCTAAATAAAGCTGCATCAATGCTTGAAAAGAATCCTCATGCATTTGATGAGGAGATGTTTGCTAACGCAAAAGATGTAGAAAAGGCAGATGCTAAGCTTGAAACTGAAGAAGTTAAGAAAGCTAACCATAAAAATAAGGCTAACGAGATGAAGAAAGTAAAGGTTAAATCCTTGAAAGAATCTGCTATTGAAGACCTTACTACACATCTTAAAAAAAAAGATTTAGTTAACGAAGATGCACACTACAATCATACTGTAGGTTCTGAAGTACATACTCCTTATGGTAAAGGTAAAGTTGCAGAGATAACTGGTGGAACTCTTACCGTTGAAATGGAAGATGGTAAACTAGTAGATGTTCAGATAAATACTGTAGATCATTTTACTCAAAAAGCAGCAGAAGAAGAACCTTCTCAAGGAGCTCAAGACGAGCCTTCTGTAAAAGATATGTGGGCTAACTGGGATAAGAATCAAGCAAAACCTTTTAGTGGTATGGTTGGTGATCCTGAACAATTTAAAAAGCCTTTAGATCTATCTAAATTAAAAGAGTATATAGCTAAACATAAAGATGATAAAGAGAAAATGGGTAAGCTTAAAGAAGCTATAAAGAAATTAAAAGAAGTTAGAGCATTAGTAGTAGCAAAATCAGCAACAGGTAAACAAATAGATCAATTAGCAGCTGCAGATCCCACTATAAAACCAGGTCAACAAATAGATATTATACGTAAATAATGAACAAACAACTCTTAATAGAATATAGTGCTTTCCAACCACGCCAGCAGTCATTGACTGAAGGTCGTCGTTTAGCTAATGGTAATATGGTAGTATCTGGACTTGTTCAAGCTACTGATAAACCAAATGCAAATAGGAGAATATATCCTTATGAAACTTTATTTCAACAAGTACAAAAGTATATTGCTGGACCAATTGCAGAAAATAGAGCTTTAGGCGAATTAGACCACCCAGAATCTTCTATTATCAACCTTAAGAATGTTAGTCACAATATTATAAGATTATATTGGGAAGGTAAAGATTTGTATGGAGATGTTGAAATACTTCCTACTCCATCTGGAAATATATTAAAAGAGTTATTCAAGAATAACATTACTGTTGGTATTTCATCTAGAGCTATGGGATCTGTTACTCCAATTGGTGAAGGTCTTGTTCAAGTTGAAGATGATTTAGATCTTATTTGCTGGGACTTTGTATCTACACCGTCAACTTATGGTGCATACATGAAACCTGTAGCAGGATTAAGAGAATCAGTAGATCACACAATAGTTCAACACAAAGAAAGCAAAGTACATCAATTAATATCAGATATTATTTGTTCTCAATCTGGTGTTTGCTGCATAAACTAAATTGTAATGAAAGATCAATCTAGTGAGATAAAAAGGCTTAAAGAATTAGCTGGAATTACTTCAGAAGAAGAAAATAATTATCTCCCAGATAAAGAATTAATGGATGATATTCCATCTGTTAAATTACATATTAATGATAATGGAATGATGAGAATACACCTTAGTTCATTTTATCACGGCCCAGAAAATGGTAAAATACCATTATTAAAAAATAATCCTGTCTTGCAAGAATTAGTTATGAAGGCTATACAAATGGAAGCTCAAAAAGCATTTAGAAGAGCTGTTCATAGCGTTCTCGGTATGCCTTATGGATTACCAGAAAATGAAATACAAGAATTAGGCCTAAAAGATCTTGGTATTGGTGCGGCAATGGCAGCTAGTTCTATATTTGGGAGCCCTCAACAAACTAAAGCTCAAGAACCTCAACAAATAGTTCAACAAGCTAGTGATGATATTGATATTACAAGTTTTAAGGCTACAAAACAAATTGAAAAGCAAGGATACAAACCTACCGCAGGCGGATTACCTATTGACATATCTGTAGAAAGATTACAAGACATTATAGGCAAAGGAATAAAAATAGTACAAGGTAAAGCAACTGGTACAACTCAATCCGCAGCACAAATGGCGGCAATGCAAAAAGCAAAATCAAAAGCATCAGGACAAACAATACCTACCAATATTTCTTTCTATAAAACTCTTGATAATGGAAATATTGAAGTTGTAGTATTTTTAGGTAGTAAATAAAAAATATTTCTAAGTTTATATATTTTACTAAAGACTTAGATATTTATGGTATATGCGCCATGATCTAATATGGCACTACTATAAAAAAATCCTTATATTGCTTTACATTCTAATAAGCAATCCAGACACAATCATTAATCATGAGTAAATTGTATCAAGACGCTATTCTTGATGCCAAAGCCTTAAGAGCATCTGCTATGGCCAATGCCAAAGCCGCGCTTGAAGAAGCTTTCGAACCTAAGATTCAAGAGATGCTTCGTTTGAAGTTGACTGAAGAATTAGATGAAGTAGAAGAGCTTGAAGAGGAAAAGGTAGAAGAGAATATCGAAGAAAAAATGTATGGTGACAAGGTAGAAGAAACATATTCTGAAGATGGAAATATGGAAGAAAACCTTGACATCAATGAGGCTGAGCTAGAAGAAATTCTTGCTCATCTTGAAGAACTTTCTAATGTTGATGGAGCTGACCATAATAAAATGGAAGAAGCTGATGATGACAAAATGAAAGAAGAAACTTTAAATGAAGCTGAAGGAGAAGAAGAGGAAGAAGAAGAGGAAGAAGAAGAAGAGGAAGTTGAAGGTGAAGAAGAAGTTGTTGATGATGAAACTAAAATTATCGACATCACTCTCGGTGACCTTAAACAAGTACTCCAATCTGTAATGGCAGGCCAACAAGATATGGGTGCTGACATTACTTCCGATGGAGCAGACTCTGATTCTGAAGCTGAAGCTGAAATTTCATTAGACGAAATTCTTGCTGAACTTGAAGCTGAAGGTATGAATATGAATTCAGAGCCTGAGCTTGAAGAGAAAAAAGAAGAAAAAGACGAAAAGAAACATAAAGTAGAAGAAGAGCTTGAAGAAGCTAACGCTACTATCGAAGAACTTCGTCAAAGCCTACAAGAGGTTAATCTTCTTAATGCAAAATATCTTTACATGAATAAGTTGTTTAAAGCTAAAACTTTGACTGAATCTCAAAAAGTAAAAGTAATTAATGCTCTTGACCGTGCTACATCTGTAACTGAGGTTAAGAATACTTTTGAAACTTTGAAAGAATCTTTCGAATCTAAAAAGCAACTTAAAGAATCAATTGGTTTTGCTTCACAAGCAGCCGGTGTAGCCCCTAAACAACCTATTATCGAGCAAGATAATATGATGAGCAGATGGCAAAAACTTGCTGGAATCAAATAACAAAAAAACAAATTAATAACAAAATGGCAAATTTAGTACAATCTCTATTGACTGAATCCGCAAATACAGCTTTCTCTGATCAACATGGTGTTGCTCAGCGTCTTGCTAAAAAGTGGAGCAAGTCAGGCCTTCTCGAGGGCATGCATGATTACGATGCTAACAACATGGCAGTAATCCTCGAAAACCAAGCTAAACAGCTTGTAGTTGAATCTTCTAATACTAACGGTGGTCTTAATTCTGGCGGTGCAACCTTTACTCCTGGTACTGGTGAGCAGTGGGCTGGTGTAGCTCTTCCATTGGTACGTAAGATCTTTGGTCAAATCGCTGCTAAAGAATTCGTTTCTGTACAGCCAATGAATCTTCCTGCTGGTTTGGTATTCTATCTTGATTTCCAATATGGAAACACTAAGAATCCTTTCTCTGCTGGTGATTCTATCTACGGTACTCCAAGTGCAAACTTTGGTAACCTTGCAGAAGGCGCTCTTTATGGTGCTGGTCGCTTTGGTTACTCTTTGAACCAATTCTCATCTTCAGTTTCAGCTTCTGCAAGTGGATTTGCATCTGCTTCTGCAACATGGGCTGATCTTGATTTTAACAGTGATTATTCTGCTTCAGCAGCTGCTGGTCAAATCACTAAATTCACTATTCCAACTGCATCTATTAGCTCTGCTATAAATCAAGATGGTGTACGTGCATTTATTTTGATTTCTGGATCTGTAATTACTGCTGATGATAACATTCAACAAGCTACTGCGCTTTCTAGCTCTGCTGCTGGTGTGTTTGTTAACTTCTTTATTAACAAGTCTATCGCTCTAGGCGGTGCTGGTGGTAATAAGATTTATGATGTTTATTACAACAAAGCTACAGATTTTAACTCTCGTGGTGATTTTGAAGATAGAACTGGTAATCCATCTGTTCCAAACAGCTTGTCTGCAACTTCAATCGTTATCCCTGAGATCAACGTTCAAATGAAGTCTCAAACCATTTCTGCTAAAACTCGTAAGTTGAAAGCACAATGGACTCCAGAATTCGCTCAAGATTTGAATGCTTATCATTCTCTTGATGCTGAAGCTGAATTGACTGGTCTTCTTTCTGAGCACATCTCTCTTGAGATCGACTTGGAAGTATTGGATATGTTGATTCAAAATGCTCCAACTGTTGAATATTGGTCAGCTAAGGTTGGTAACCAAATCAATGCTGGAAAAACTGGATTTGATAGTAACACATCTGGTGTTTACTACACTCAAATGAGCTGGTTCCAGACTTTGGGTATCAAACTTCAGAAAGTATCTAATATAATCCATCAGCGTACTTTGCGTGGTGGTGCTAACTTCATGGTAGTTTCTCCTTCTGTAGCTACAATTCTTGAGTCTATCCCAGGATTTGCTGCTGATACTGATGGTGCAGCTGATACAATGAAGTATGCTTTCGGTGTACAAAAAATCGGTCAGTTGAACAGCCGTTACAAGGTTTACAAAAACCCTTACATGCTTGAGAACGTTATCTTGCTCGGTTTCCGTGGCAATCAGTTCCTTGAGTGTGGTGCTGTATACTCTCCATATGTTCCATTGATCATGACTCCACTTGTGTACGATCCAAATACCTTCACTCCAAGAAAAGGTATTATGACTCGTTACGCAATGACTATGGTACGTCCTGAATACTATGGCTTGGTAGTAGTATCTGATCTTAACGTAGTGTAATTTAACTCTACTATAGATTATAAAAGCCCAACCCCGTAAGGTTGGGTTTTTTATTTACTATTGATCAATATTTATTTGAAAGGTGTTATAACATGGTTGATAAAAGTGCTAAGCGTAGACCCAAAAATGAGATTAGATTTCAAGTTCAACTTAATGAAGAACAAAAAGAAGCCAAATTAGTTATACTAAATAACAAAATAACTGTTTTAAAAGGACAAGCTGGCTCAGGTAAGTCATTAGTTGCAGCACAAATAGCACTTGATTTATTGTTTCGTAAAGAAGTTGAAAAAGTTATTTTAACAAGACCTGCTGTTACATCAGGTGAAGATATTGGTTTTTTACCTGGTTCTAAAGATGATAAACTGGCTCCTTATACAGCAGCTATATATGATAATATGTATAGACTTTATAATAAGGAAAAGATAGATAAAGAATTAGCAGAAGGTAATATTGAAGTAATACCTTTAGCTTTTATGAGAGGTAGAAATTTAACTAATTGTTGTGTAGTAGTAGATGAAGGACAGAATATAACTCATAGACAAATGGAGTTATTATTAGGAAGGATTTGTCAAGGCAGTAAAATGATTATATGTGGTGATACTGCACAGATAGATTTAAAAGATAAAAAAATAAGTGGTTTTAATTTCATATGCACTAATTTTAAAGAGGTGCCAGGTTTTGCAGTAGTCACTTTGAAAACAAATCATCGTGATCCAATAGTAGAACATATTCTTGAAATATATAAAGCACACGATTAATGGCATCTACAGCAACAACAGTAATATATGATGGAACGCCAGGACCAATTTCAGGTTCTACTCCATTTGGTTTTTATGATTTAGATACCGTATTTCAAGCAGACGGTCCTAAAGTAGCAAATTATTGTGCTCGTAAATTAGGATATCCTGTAATGGAAGTAGAATTACAAGATATAAATTTTTATGCTTGTTTTGAAGAAGCAGTTTCTGTTTATGCAGAAGAACTTTATCAATCTAAAATAAAAGATAATTATCTTTCTTTAGAAGGCGCATCTACAGGATCATCATTAAATAATACAGTAGTAGTTCCTAATTTAAATTCTATAATTACCGTCGCAGGAAATTATGGAAGTCCAATTCAAGTAGGAGGATACGTTGATCAATATAAAGCTCCTTTATATTTAACTGCAAGTCAACAAACCTATGACTTACAAGCATGGGCATTATCAGGTAGTTTAATATCTACTGGAGATAGAATTTCTATTAATAGAATATATTATGAAGCCCAACCTGCAATTAATCAATATTATGATCCATATATTGGAGGTAGCATTAATTATCAAGGCGCAACTGAAAACTTTGGTTGGGCAAGTTATTCTCCTGGTTTAAACTTTGTTTTATTTCCTATTTATTGGGATATAGCTAGAATACAAGAGATTGAAATGTCAAATAATGTTCGTCGATCTATGTATTCTTTCTCTATAACAAATAATAAACTAACTATATTTCCTTGGCCTGAACAAGATGGTATTGTTGTTTGGGTTGATTATGCAAAAGAAAGTGAATTAAAGAGTGTTTCTGGAAATAGTCCATATGGTAATGATCAAAGTTTAATAGCAAATCCTGGTTTAGCACCATATTCAACTATAACATATAAGCAAATTAATCATCCAGGTAGACAATGGATTTATGAATATACTTTAGCATTAGCATCAGAACTTCTTGGTTTAATTAGAGGAAAGTATTCACAAATACCAGCGCCTGGTTCAGAAGTTACTTTAAATTCTGGAGACTTAATTAGTAAGGGTCGTGAACAACAAACTGCACTTAGAGAAAGGCTTAGAGGCGATTTTGAAGATATGAGTCGTAGAGCACAGTTAGAACGTAAACAATCTGAAAACCAATCGATATCGAGTACATTAAATGAGGTACCGATGTTCATATACATAGGATAATATGGCAATGTTTGGATCTACTAGGGATGTAGCTACATTTAAGATCTTCACAAAGGAGATTGTTGAAGATATAGTATCTCAACAAGTAGGCTATTATAAAATAAAGTTAAGCGACACTCCTATAAACATATACGGTGAAGCATTAACTAAATACTTTATAGGACCTGTTTTAATTCCTTGTTTAATAGTAAGAGGAGAATTTACTAGAACAGGTACAGACTATGGTCCTGATACTGAAAGAACAGTTGATTTTAGATTCTTTAAAGACCATTTAATTGAAGCAAACATTGTTCCTGAAGTTGGTGATGTAGTTATGTATAATGAAGTTTATTATGAGATAAATAATACAAATGAAAATCAGTTAATATTAGGTAAAGATCCAGATTATTCTTATTCAACTCCTGTTGAAGGATTTGGTCAATCTTATTCTATTATTTTAACTGGCCACTATACGAGTCCTGATAAACTTGGTATAACTAAAGATAGATTATAATGGCAATACAAGTAGTTAGACCTGAAAATAGAAAAGAATTTATGAGTAAACTCATTGGACCTGCGTATGCGCCAAATGAGGGTACAGTACAAAAACCTTTTTCTGAACCTACTAAATTAGGACAACCAGAACAAAATAGAGCTTATGAAATAAGTGAAAGAAAAGATGGTGATAAAGACTTTACTATTGGCATTAAAGATGTTGATGAAGCTCTAATGTATTATTTTAATAACCATCTTAGATTATCTGTAGTTCAAAATAATTCTAAATTAATTATTCCTGTAATTTATGGCACTCCTGAAAACTGGAAAAGTGTTCAAAGAGACGGATATTATAGAGACCAGAATGAAAAATTAATGGCGCCTCTTTTAATGTTTAAAAGAAGTTCCATAACTCAGAATCGTGATCTAGGTTATAAATTAGACGGTAATCAAGCTCATAACGTTCAACTATTTAAAAAAGCTTTTAGTAAAAGAAATATATATAGTAACTTTGGAGTTCTAAATAATAGAGTACCAGAAACAAAATATGTAGTATCAGCTACTCCAGATTATATAACTGTAGAGTACGAGTGTATTCTATGGACTTATTTTGTTGAGCAAATGGATAAGCTTGTTGAATCATTAAACTTCGCATCCAGAAGCTATTGGGGTGATCCAAATCGCTTTCTTTTCTACAGTTCAATTGATTCATTTCAAGATAGCATAACCTATGATATAGGTGATAATAGAGCAGTTAGAACAAACTTTACTATTACTTTAAATGGGTATTTAATTCCTGATACTTTAAATAAGAAATTAGCTACTCCATCTAATGCTTACGGTATTTCTAGAGTAGTATTTGGACTAGAAACTTCTAGTGGAACTGAAGAATTTCAAGCTAGAGTTAAGAAAGGAAAATCTGGTGGATCTAAATCTGTATTATTAAATGATTCTGTGAATAACGTAAATAATATAACTAACATAACTGGCACTGATACTGCTATTATAACATATTTAAATACTAATAAAACTGTTACTGGCACTTTTGCATCTAGTAATACTGTGATATTTCCTAATGGCTTCTTAGATGCTCCAACAGGTATACCGCCTACTAGCGTAAATCATTTTACATTCTTTGTAAATGGTCAATATGTAGAAGCGTCAAGCATAGTAAGCTTTACTAATAATGTAACAACGTCTACTTTAGTACTAAATACAACGACTCTACAATATGAATTAGAGGCATCTGATGTTATAATAGGAATAGGTAAATTTAACTAATATGGCAAGGTTAAAATTTAAACAAATATTATCTAATCTTCAATATAATGAGTCTACTTCACAACTTACTTTAAGTGGTAGCGGACAAGGTGACGACCTTATTATATCTGGTTCTGTTTATATAGCTTCTACATCTGAAAAGACAGGTTCATTAACTATACAAAATATTGATTCTTTTGGTGATTCTGGAAGCTTCTATACTGTTGATTTAGGAGAATACTAATATTTATATCTGAGGCTATATAGTCTTAGAACCAGTATATACTAACTAACAACGTCACATGTCGAATCAGTACTTGAAACTGCGTAGAAGCGCAGTACCGGGTCGAATACCTGATACAGCTTCTTTACAACTTGGAGAAATTGCGCTTAATACCTATGACGGTAAAGCGTTCATGAAAAGATCTGGTTCTGCAGGTGAAGAAATAGTTACTATTGGTTCAGGTTTTATTAGTGGTTCTTCATTTTATTTATCTGTATTTTCTGGTTCAGAAGCTTTAGTCTCTAGTACAATTTATCAATCAGGATCTTTTACTGCTATAAATGCAACAGGATCATTACATCCTGAAGCTATTGAAACTTTTTTAGTAAACTCTTTAACAGATTCATATAATTTAATATCAGGTCATGCTGATGTAGATAGTTATGTTCAATTAAATATAAAAAATTTTAATTCAGGGCCTAGTGCTTCTTCAGATATTGTAGCAACCGCTGATAATGGAAATGAAGAAGCTAACTATATTAATTTAGGTATTAATGGTTCTGGATACAATGCTAATCAATATATTGGTAGCGCCTTAGATGCTTATTTATATTCTACAGGTGAAAATCTATTAATAG